TTCCTAAGGTCAGTAATCTCCTCATCGGGATTCTTGAGCCCTGCTCTGGCTATGTATTTAACCGCATTTCCGCGATTAAAATTCATGCACTCCGTGATCGTGATGATCTCTACAGGGTATGTATCCTTGTAGTGGGACGGATTTACGGGATCGTTTGTTCCCTCTAAGAATGTGGTCATGTGGTTTAGGGAGCGATTGACGAATACTTGCTAGCGAGCTTCACCTTGTCAATCATCAATTTTTGAGCCGTCTTCCGATCCTGAAGCATCATCTGGTGTTGAGCTTTTGCTTGCTTGATCTGGGCATCTGATTGGAATTTCGCCCTGTCCAGCATGATCTTATTCTGGGCAACTGCCATCTTCGGATCTTGCTGGGGGGACTGTTGCTGTTGCTGTTCGGCCTCCCTTTGTGCCATGTCTTCAGCCATGCGATAAAGCTGATCAGCGATCTTCATAAGCTCGCTCGTCTGCTCATTGATCTCATTGAACTGCTCTTCCCTCGTCGGGTCTTCCTTGAGGAACTGGAGATGCGTGAGGATGTGCGGAATGGCAGACTGAAGAGACTGACTAGCCTGACGCGGATCTTCCTGTTGATTCTGCACCTTCTCAATGATCTGACCGGAATACTGCAGGTGGACTTGGAGGTGAACGTAGTGGTTCTGATCGGGATCAATCAGCACCTGACCACCAACCGTGAAGGCATTGTTTTCCAGCGAGGCAATCGAAAGCTCGTTGCCTTCTGGCTTCGTCTCTTCGGGAATTCCGTAAGTCTCCACACCCGTCTGTCCAGCGATAGCCGCAATGTTGGCGTTAATCACCCGCTTGCGGTTGCTCTCCGGTAGCTGGGGAAGATATTCCTGGATCATCTTCATCGCCTGGATACGGGCGGCAGAGCTTCCCTGTCCAATAGAACGGGTAGCCTTCACGCTCTCAATATCCAGCAATGCCGCTTTGGGAACTCCTCTCCTCATGCAAGCCTCTTGGAACTGAATAGCCTCGGGGCCACCATGATCTTCTTCCAAAATATTGGGATTGGTAGCACGGCGATAAACTTCCTTGTAGTGGAGATCCAGAGCTTGCAGATAGATTTCAGCACGGGTGTTGGTGAGTCGGCTCTTCTCTCCAATCTCAGCCTCAACTTCCTTATTGCCCTTCTTCCTGCCACCCGATACGGAAGGCAGGAAGCCACCCGTTTCGTCGCTCTCTTGTCCTTGGAAGAACTGAGCCACCTGCATTGCAGGAGCGAGCTTGCTTGTCGTAGAGGTCTGGACAAAGTTCACGCCAGAGGGCAACACCTTCCAAGGGCCGATCTGAACAGTCTTGATCTGCTCTGCGTCCTTTGCCGTGTTGGGCTGGATCATCACCGCAGAGTCCACAATCACCCCCTCACAGAGAGAGTTGTTGATTCGGTTCATGGCCTCTGCCCACTTGAACAACTGCTGTCCAAGTCCCCTCACGCCATGATAGTAGCCATTTCCCACTCCGTTCAAAAACACCGTGAAGGCATTAGAGAACTTCTTGTAGCGGGAAGGCATCTCGCAGAGCCACTCCGTCGAGTTGAGACGATCAAAGATGTAGTGACTCACCCTTCCGTCATATTCCTTAACGAACATATGAGCCACCTTGATGATGCGGCTCTTTGCATAGGAATAATAAAGTCCGTTGTTACGGAGTTCCCTCTGATACCACTCGTAGGGTCTGCGCTGATCTTGCTGATCCACACGGGCATCCATGATGGCTTGCTCGCATTGCTCCACATTCCAGCCGCCCCTCTCTGCCGCATCGGGATTCTCAATGTAGCGATAGAGTTCCTCGCAATACATATCGTCCAAGAGATAGCAGAACTCCCAATCATCTTGGTTCACTCCAGCCCCCTTGGGAACGACAAGGCTCCAAGGCTCAATAGCCTTTGCCTTGAACGTAGTTCCGTCAGGCCAATACATACAAGCCTGACCATGAATCACCAACTGCTTATGAGCGACTTGGTGATTGGCTAGAAACCCTGGGTTTGCACGATCAAGGAGATCATGGAACTCTTCTGAAATGATTCGACTCCACTCCTCCCTCTTTCCCATGTCCTTGCCATGCTTGGTCGTAACCGTGGCATAAGTACCAACAGAAGTGAGAATGTCAAAGTAAGGGATAACAGCCGCTTCCACCTTCGCATTGGCATGGCCCCAATTGACGTTGATACGATCTGCCTGACCCAACTCTCTAAGTTGCTGGTCATTATAAGGAGGGTTTCCATCAATAATTCCTTGAATCTGGGATCTGCGGTAAGAAGCAATAGCGTCATCATCAAGGAGAGTGAAGAGCATACTCCGTGCCGACCCTGCACTATCAATCCTCGTACGAGGAGGTTTCTCGCCAACATTGGGGTCTTGGAGTCCGTATGTAATCATAGATGAAGGTTTGCAGAAGCCTCTTGGATGGTGGAGGCTTTCAGCCAGCACCAGTCAGGACGCGAGTTAGTTATCTCTTCTTTCTCCCCTTTTAGCAATATATTTTTATTGACATGAACAATTGCTTCATTCCGACACCCGCAAACCCCGCAGTTCTTTAGCGCATGATCATAGGGAGTTGAGCGACCCCCTTTAACTTTCGCCACGTTATTAGTTATTGCTTGCCCAATAGCGCATCCTCCACAGAAGTTAGACTGCTGATTAAGATAGCACCTGCTACAGAGTTCAGCCCTCCGGTTGGCCTCCACCTGATGCACAAACACATCCTTTCCCGAAACCGCTTGCCCTATAAGGTAGGTGAGGGATACCAATCCCTTAAGAATGGCATCTCCGGTCATGTCTGCCCTTGGATGGCGTTGACCATCTTGATAGAAGCAGAACTCTGGTGGGATGGACTTGCATAGCATATCTTCCACAATCGCCTTCCAGTTATCGGGGAGGGGAATGCCGTTGGCGTTGTAGTGCTTCTGGATGTCGTTGAACAATTGTTCTAACGTGTAGGAGGGGCCAACTGTGTAGCCAGTCTCAGGGGCCGTGAAGGAGTAGTCCCCTGGCACTCCCCCGCTGGGATTCTTAATCTTCAAAAAACTCATAATCCTCCTCCTTCTTTGCCGCCTCATACCCACTCATGAAGGCATATTTCAGATAGTCCCTGTGACCATCTGCGTTCCCATGATTGGACGAGAAATAGCGGCATCCAAAGATGCCATACCATTTATCAAAGAGTTCTTCGTCAGTCATAGAATTCATCGTCTTCATCCTCATCCTCCAACCAAGGAGGCATTGTGTTCGGAAAACAGATCATATGCTTTAGCGATAATATATGCTGTTGACTCCACAGCTTCTTCAGATAGGTCTGGTAGTCGAGCATGGATTGCCTCATGTGCCAGCACATTAACAAAACTGCGAACTCTTCCACTTTTTGCGATTGTGATTCTTCTTTTTCCATAATCGCAAATGCCGTCGTTGTTTTTTTCAGGATCCCCATAGCCTATTTCCCATTGTTTCCCTTCAATCTCAATCTTTCCGACGAGTTGAAATTTCATTTAATGGTATTGTTCCAGAAATAGATCATCAAAAATACGGCTATTGAAACCAGAATCCCTTGTTGGAAATAATCAAATTTCATTCTTGAGTTTGTAATAGCGTTTGCGGATAACCATGTTTGGTCTACGCAACCACTTTCCGGTATCCCTCACCACCACTTCATAAGGGATCTTTCCTTTCTTGAGGAGATCCACGGCCCCCTCAAGCATCCATTCTTCTTCTTGTGAATAAGGGCCAGCAAGGTCGCTGTATCCCTTCTCAACATACCACTCGTTGCTCTCTTTCATTTCTTGATAAGTTTGTAATGCATTTCTGGGAATATCCCCCTGCCCTTGGTTTGGATTCTGAATTTCTTTTGATCGCACAGTCCTTTGGAAACAAGGTCGTGAATCCGTTGGTTCGCGGCGCATTTGGATACATTCATGAGCTTTTGAATCTCGCTCCTCCTGTACCAGCCCTTTGGGACCACATCAACTTCCTTGTTCTTTTCTTTGGCTATAACTGATAACCATTCATTGATTTCGCTCATACAGGAAGCCTCCATTCGTTGTCAAACTCCCCCCTTGTGCAGAGCCATACCGCAGAGCCCTTCTCTCCAATCTCTCCGAATACCAAGCCCTGCCTCCAGGCGAGCGTAGCCCTTCGGGCTTTACTGTATTCTTGCGCTCCCCTTCTGGTGAGAGTTCCTGCACAGAACCCCGTACTTTCTTTGATTGTGCGGCCTTCTCCCATTTGCGCCCTATGCGTGTGACCAAAAATGACTTTCCCTCCATACATTTCTGCCATGTCTCGGGCTGAGTTTTCGTTGTAGATGGTTCCGTGCGTGAAGGTAACGTCTCCAACTTTGTATTGCTGGAACACTCCATCGTAGGGGATTCTCCTCGCTCCGATCTTCTTGATCTCTTCATCAATCCTGTACTGTGCTTGACTCGCTGCATAACTGACAATGCTGTTTGGACTATTCATCAAGATGGGAATCCTATTCTCGTGGTTCCCATCAAGAGCGTGAGTGACTTGCAACTCCCGTAGGAATTGCAAGCCACTATCAATATCAGGAGCAACGGGCTCGCTTTCATCGGCAGTTCCCTTCGCTCCAGACCGGAACGCAGAAGTGTCGCACCAGTCTCCAAGGTGAATGACGAGACTAGGCTTCCACCGATCCCTCATGGCGATAACGCTATCCTTTGCAGTGGCATCAATGTATTTGCCATGCGAGCAACTCACAGCCAAGAATTTAGTGTATTTCTTGCCTATGGAGAATATCTTATTTTTCTTCATATCTCTCTAGGATACTATTGAGGTAGCCAAACGCCGCATCAGTTTGCTCGTCTGCCTTTTCTCCGTAGTAATATCCGTCCTTTGCAATGATGGTTTGCAAAATAGGAACTACTACTTTCGTGACTAGCTCAAAGTCCAGATCGGATAGGTTTATTTCGTTTGGCATAGGGAGACAAGTTCAAATTTGCTTGGATCCTTCTTGCCTGGAGCCACTCCAGCGTCCACCTTCCCAAGAGCAAGTTCCTGAGCGAGCGTGTAGAGCTTCTCGTCGAACGTGAGGGCTTCGTTCTTCCCATCAAACTCCACGGAGTAAAGAGTCCACTTCTTTGCGGCCCCTTCCTTGGATTGAGCCGCCACCTTTACTCCAGTGATCTCCACTCCCCTCCATGTGCCTGTAGCGGCTTGAGCGGGGCGAGGAGCCTCATCCTTCTTGTCCATAATCTTTGCAACGGCTGGACGGGCTTCCTCCTTCTTGTGGAGTCCGGTACTCACGTTCCCGTCATCATCATCCTCAGAGGCAATACCAAGCACGGCGGCTAGGGCATAGCGACGAGCATACGTTATGGCCGATCCAACACCCTGCGGGGACTGATCTTTGAGGGGGAGGAAAAGCGTGGAGGTGGAGCAATATCCACCTTCATGAAGGATGGTGGTTTCAACACCAGCAGTTCCCTCTTCAAACAATGGTTGCTGAATCACAGCAAGACCGTGCTTCTTGAGGATGGGTCGGGTGGCATCAATGATCGCATCCAGAGGAGCATACTTGCTCTTGAAGTACGGATTAGCGGCAGTTTTTGCCACATTGGATAGCTCTCCAACGGCGGCTACAAGAGCCTTGGAATAGGCTATCTTCTGCTTGTTGATTTCACTCACAGCTTGATCAATGATTTCTTCTGCGTTCATTTGTGGAGTCCTACGAAAAGGACGGTGAGGGCTGAGAGGCCAATGGAGCAGGAAGCAATCCATTGGAGGGAGATGATACGGGCCTCAAGACGCAATACTGACTCTTGAACTTCGTGATCCCACTTGATGACAAGTGTGGTTTCTTCTGTCTTCTGTTGTGTTTTTCTCATGGTTTGGTTTTATTGGGTATTAGCCTCGGTCATCAATCTCAATCGACAAATCGTCGATGAAAGCAATGGCCTCGTCTAAAGTGGAACGGAGTTGCTCAAGACCGTCTTTGATGCGGTCTAGCTTCTCCTCTGGTGATTCAAATTCTTCCGTCATGGCGTGAAGAGTTCTATGCAGGACTCCAAAGGATCACAAGAAAATCTTTGTTACAAAATTGTAACAATTCAATGCTTGACACAATCTCCTGTTTCCCCTTAAGAATCCCCTTCTATCCCAGTGCCGCTTGCCTCAAGTCTTCTGTTCTAGCCAACCACCCTTTCAAGAACTTCCTGCTAGTCGGTTTCTTCCTAGCCAATTCTTCATAAAAGTCTTCTTGAAGATCCAAAAATTTAGAAGCATCTCTTCCGCTTCCTCGTATCCACTCTTGCGCTCTTGACATCCCGCAATTCACGCAAGCATTAAAGAATACCCAGTCAAGAGGGGGCGTGATGTGTTCGCATCCATCCTTAATCCACTCGCTCCAGTAGATGTCGGTGGCATCAGATGCCGTAAGGTTTTTTATGTTGGTGTTTGGATGAGATCGTTGATCTATGCCGTATTTTGTAGCACCACCTGGATCATCAGGATCATTCTCATACTTGGTTCCTTCCCACTTTAAGATCCAAGGAATGATGATGTTCTTGAACCTATCGGTCATAGAGGTCGTCGTAATACCGTGGCTTATGAACCCTTCCAACCTCAAGACTCTCCACAGGCTGGTTGCTCTCCACCACTTCTTCATTCCTTTCGTCCTCGTCCATGTGCGTGAGGGCAGACATGGCCTTCCAGTCCATAGCGGCCTGTCCCGTGATGAGCGTGGTGGCTAATGCCCCAAAGAATAGAACAACCAGATTTGCGAGTTCAACAATCTCCTTTGCGGCTTCAGCGTGGGAAAGGATGAGGAAGGAAGCCCCCACAAAAACAAGCAATACGCAAGTGCCAGTAACAAAAGCATAGATCGCTTTCTTGCTCTGCGAGGGACGCTCCTCAAGTTTGTTTTTGATTACAGTCGCCCTAGAATTAGCCATGAGATTCCGTAAGTTGCCAGAGTCAGGCCAATGGGAATCCAAGGGCTAATCACACTCAACCGCCATGTAGTAAAAGCCATAGCCGCCGCAAGCAGACCAGAGATGATAAAGAGGAGGTGATGGAAATTCCCAATACGCGACTCAAGAGACTGAATCTGCTTTTGCTTTGAGAGATCGTCGTTCTTCCACCAATCGCGCTCTCCTTGCATAGCATCCGCTTGCTTTTGGACTTGCTCAACCTGGGATTTTGCTTGCTCGACTTGAGCCTGTGCTTCCTGCACAAGAGGCTGGATTTCCTTGGGTTTGGCATGAGCTATTCTCTTGATTGTCTTGTCTGCATTGTCAATTGATGCAATCGCAGGACGGGTATCAACCACCAAAGGCTTGTGATTCGCACATCCTGCTAGGCAGAAGATTGCAGAAACCGCAATGATTTGTGGAGATTTCATTTTCCCTGACGGGCTTTCAAGTCGTGATAACAATCGTAGATAAGTTTTACCAAAGAAATGAAACCAACAAGAAGACCCAAAACCAAGCTCACAACACGCAATTCAAAATCCAAAATCGGATCCAAGCTAATAACAGCCGCCCCAATAGGGGCAATAGTTCCGATAGTTCCGGTGTAGAGGGTGTTATGAGCGGGGTGCATTATGACTTGAAATTAACAATTAGATTTCCATTTCCATTTGGAAGAACGCTCACGTTGAGGCCCGTAGCGTTGGACCAACTGGAAGTGGAAGGAAGTTCAATTAGGTTGGCTCCAGAGATGAGGGCCACAAGTGCCGTGACTTGATCGGCAGTAAGCTGCCCCTTGAGTTGATAGGGAACAGGAGCAAGGGTGATGGGAGTGGACATGGTCTTTAAGGTTTTGTGTAGTAGCTTGGATCAAATGTAGGAATTTTGTCGTAAGGCGACAAGCCAAAAAGAATTTCATGATAGTCTGCCAAAAATGAATCAGTTGCAAGATCGGCAGAAATCAACAAAACTCCATCAATTGTTTTGATTGGATCAATGCGCCTATCATTATGCGCTTGATTTATTGCTTCAAGATCAGGAAGTTTTTCTGGAGGTAGTATTAACCAGTTCATACATTTGCAGAAAATGCCGTCATTAGTGTTTGCCATCTTGCGCTAAAATTTGCTACTTGGGTCGAACTCATCCCTGTTCCAATGGAATATCCCCTGATGTAGCGACTTGAAAAATCGACCGGATTTGCAGGAGTGGGAGAAGTTCCACGACTTCTGGCAAGCAAGAACAGGTTTACATTCGGGAAACTTTGAATCGATTGCGTTCCGCTTCCAGCGGAGCTTCCTGCCACATAATACGTTTGTGTAGTAGAACCATTGGTTGTGACCATACAAAAGCCCTGCCTTCCTCCAGATAAAATCACTTGGTTTGGCGAGGAAGCAATCGAACCGCCCTCATTTCCATTGTTTTTTCCCAAATACGTTGCGCTGTTTTGGTTTGCTGCGACATCCCCTCCCATCAAAATACTAAAACTGCCGTCCGTAGTCGGCGTAAAATAGGCGGCTATGTGAGTGTTGGTGGTAGAATACGACAAGGCATAGGCATTTAATCCCGTATTGAGGTATTTGTTGGATCCGTTGCCCTTGATTCCCGCAGTCGAACCTGTCGCCGCATAATCCCCCGAAACCAAATTTGTAGCAACAAGGTTTGGCTGCGTTCCCCCAGTGCCATCCTTTAATTTCACAACGGCTCCCGCAAGCTGATCCACGCCCACAAAAATTCCAATCTCTTTGCACAGCGACCACAACCCATCGGACTTGAGTCCAAGGACAAACGTGTTGATTGCGGATTTCGCGGAGGTTCCTATGGATCCCGAGTTGGCAACAATGTTGTTGAAATAAGCCTGTGCGTCGGAATCGTAAGCAGAGGATGACGGGGCAATGATGTTGAAAAACCCGCTCCTGGAAAACGTGCGAGAGGAAAAGAATGCCATATCAAGCGTACATCAAAGCGTAGCTCACGTTTCCAGACAGGTAGAGGTATTGACTGGAAGATGGCAAAACCGAGAACTGGTAGCCCTGCCCTGGAGCTAGTTGAATCCCATTCGCGGAGGCGGTGACCGTGCTTGTCCCGCAGTAAAAATAAAGGTTGTTCAGCGTGGCCGTGTTTTGAACCGTGAGCATTTTCGTGCAGGAACTTCCTGCCAATACCGTCGCTCCTCCAGGCAAGGAAGATGCCGTCCCTCCAACGTTGGTGATCGAGGCAGCGGGGGAATATCCCGTCAAACTTTGGCCGGAGGCAAGACTCACAGAACCTATCGGGCTGGATCCTGCCCCTAGCGTAACAGTTCCTCCGACAATGGAATCGTAGGCTGGAAGGGTGGCATTTGATCCATAGCCTCCGTTCAAAGTCACGTTGAACGGGGACGCATTATCGGAAGCAATGCTGACGGGAAGCGTGGCAGAACTGCCGCCTATCGTGATCGTGGTGGGAGCATTTACGGGATTGACACCATTGTCGTAATAGATGGTGAGGAGATCCGTATTGGCAGCGGGAGCCACGGACAGCGTGGCAACGGCATTGTTTCCAGAAATCGTTGTGTATCCCGAAAGCGTCGGGCCAGCGGGGCCATAGAGAAGTTGCCCCGTGGTGGCGTCGCTGATGAAGAGAAGGTGATCGGCGAGAGTATTGACTCCTCCGAGCGTGACGGTGTTTCCAGATAAGGTGTAGTTTGGTACGAGTGTTTTCATCCGAGTGCTATTGCGAGGGCGATTGCCTGTTGTTGAGTGACTCCACCGCCGCCTCCGGTGAAGTTGGTAGCGTGGAGATTTCCTAGGGAATCGAATCCCGCTGTCCCGCTTGCAAAAGAAATGGAACCAGAAATCCCTGCATTTCCAGATCCATCATCCAGCGTGTTATTGGCAGTAAAAGCCGCGCCCGCTCCTAAAAAAGGGTTGACCACAAATGCCGCAGATTGATCTGGGTTATTCCTAAATGCAGAAACGCGAAATCCAGTCCACGTTGGCCCATAAACAAGCCATTCGTTGCCTGCGCCAAAACCTGAACCGAATCCAAAATTTCCATACACGTCGATTTGTGCTCCTTGTCCGAACCCCCCGGAATATTGATTACTTTGAAATCCCGCATTTCCTCCGCAAATAAAATTACCGGATTGATCAATTTGCGATCCTCCAAACGGGTTTGCGGTTCCAAAAACAGCGGAACCATCCGCATTTATCTGCGTCATTCCTCCATTGATATTAACGGAATTAAACGCAACATCATTGGTGCTATTTAATAGCTGATCAAAAGAAGCTCCACCTCCATACGGCAACTGCGTCCAAGTGGAAGTTCCGTCTCCTATCTTAATTTTGTTTGGAGTCCCAAGCTCAACGCCTATCTCTCCACTGGAAAGAACGGGATTAGCCGTCGTCCAGTCAGACGCAGAGCCTCTACGAAGTTGAATTTTTGAAAGCATGATGTTTAAGGGGTTCCCCCGTCAACAATGATTGTATCAGGGTAGACTGTGTTTGCAAAGCCTCCATTAATCGGAACTCCCACAGGAGAAATTCCCCCGTTAAATGTTTGCCAAGCTCCAGCAATCCTAACGTATTGGTTTAGCGTATCAGGGGCATCGTTGGCAAGAGCCATTGTTCCAAGACCTGATATATTGTTTGCCGATAAAGTTACTGCCCCAGTTTTCCCTGCCACCGAAGTCACGGGGGCTAAAGTGATAAAGCCAGAATTATTGGTTAACTGGCTTGTGGAAGTTGGAATCGTAGGTTTGTTGAGAATCGCAGCGACTCCGCTAGCGGCATTCCAATCGGCATTTACTTGAGCCGCTGGGATTGTAGGCTTCCCAGTGAGGTCTGAATAACTCCCCGTTGTAGCCACCGTTGCTAACCCAGAAATTAACGAGATAGGAACAGAAGAAAGAGCAGCAAGGATACCAAGTCCAGAAATCAACGATGCAGGAGGAGCCGCATGGATATGGTCGGCATGAGCGGCATAAGCGGATGTTCCAGTCTGATTGCTGGATCCTACTGCTTGAGGAGTGAGAGATGCGGGAGCAACCGCCGCCCCTGCAACCGTTGATTGCGCGGGAGTGTATCCCAAGGCATTTGTCACGTCTCCAGAAGTGAGCGTGATATTTCCAATCCTTCCAAAAACAGATTGCACCGGAGCTGCTGAAGCAGCAGCGGCAGAAAATCCAGAGATATCAGCAGTTCCTAAAGTCACTGCTCCCGTCTTTCCTGCAACCGAAGTTACCAACAGAGAAGTCAAATACCCACTGTCGTTCGTGAGTTGACTGGTTTTTGTAGGAATGATGGGCTTGTTCGCAATTGAAGCAACTCCAAGGGTTGCGTTCCAATCAGAATTGACTTGAGCGGCAGGGATGACTGGCTTGTTGGAAAGATCATTGTAGCTCCCTGACGTGGCTACCGTTGCTAGACCTGTAACCAAGCTAGCTGGAACTGAAGAAAGAGTGGCAAGCCCTTTTAATCCAGAAATGTCTCCTGTTGCCAAAGTCACTGCCCCCGTTTTACCAGCCACAGAGGTTACTAGAAGCGAAGTCAAATACCCGCTATCATTAGTAAGCTGACTGGTTTTTGTCGGGATGGATGTGGTGTTTGCTGGAGTGTATCCTACGGCAAGCGTTACGTCATTGGAAGTGAGGGTGACTGCGCCAGTGCGTGTGTTAAATGACGATACTCCAGATCCAGAACCAATAGCAGAAACCGATTTATCTGAGTTGATTACATAAACCGTGTTTGTTCCAGTGACGGCACAAACCTGTCCCGCATAGGCCGTGGCATCATTGGTAGCATACGTCTGAAGCGCAGTAAGCGTGGCAAACGTGGCCGTGGCATCCACCGGCCCAGCAAACCTGCGTGTGTACCCAACCAGAAGATCATTCGTTGCCATGTGCGTTAGGTCGTGGTCACGTTAAAAGTTCCCGCACTTCCAAGCCCCCCGAGAATGGGCAAGAAATAAACGTTGTCGTTGGCGGCAGTTGATCCATTCGCCCCATTAACAGAAACCGTGGATGTGGAAAAATTCGCTACAGGAACAGGAGACGTGACTCCGTTTTGGGTAAAGCTGACTTGCGTGAGTGTGCGGCTATTAGGAAGAGCAATTGTAAGTCCCGTTGATCCCGTTGCAGCAGAAATAGAAAATGAAGTGTTCCCCGAAATATCAGGAGAACTTAATCCACGAATTCCTGCGCTTGTGGTAGGAGCGGAAGTCAGGGTATTTGCCGCATAGAACATTGCGCGAACAGGAGTGAATGTCGGGCCAAAAAGGGAATTGACGGTTCCTGATGGAATAGGGGTTCCTGAGTTGTTCCCCAAATTGTCTTTTTTCTGTGGCCCTTGTGCGTAAGTGACCGACCCAGAAAATGTGTGGGAAGAAGTAAGAGAAGAAACCGAATAACTATATGTGAATGTTGTTGCTACTTGCGAACCATCCAACTTGATGGAATATGCCGTAGCAGACCCTGCATCATACTGATCAAACACCAAAGTGATGGTTGACGAAATTGCTGTTCCGTATTCCACGGTCGTTGAACCCGATCCGATAACATAGCAATCTGGATTAGTATATGTAGCAGGAATAACTGTGGTAAGAATGTTTTCCACAACCGTCAGCAAACTTGTCCCAGCGGCAATCGTGGATCCATTTGTGTAACTTCCTAGAGTCACTCCGTTCTGAAGATTGACAGTAAAGTTGGTTGGAATCGTGGATGATCCCCCACTGCCACCACTGGGAAGCGTGAAATTCAGAACCGCTGCGGAGCTTGTTCCTGAATTTGATACCGCAGGAATAGAGCCAGTCGTGGTCGTACCGACCGTCACCGTCGCGGCGGTTCCTGACGGCCCAGTGGACCCCGGTGACCCTTGGGCTCCAGTCGCTCCCGTAGGCCCCGCCGGAAGGGTCAACAACAAAACAGGGTGCGAGGGGTCTGTATTGTTAAGCGAAGCCGATCCTGCTGTTCCAGACGGGACTGTTGATACGGTAGAAGAAACCGAAAGCGTAGGTGAGGTTCCTGTTGCCCCTGAAGGCCCTGTTGAGCCTTGTGCCCCTTGGGCTCCAGCAGGAAGCGTTAGCAACAAGATGGGATGACTCGGATCTGTATTATTAAGCGAAGCTGAACCAGCCGTACCCGAGGGAACTGTACCAACAATAGAATTAACAGATAGTGTTGGGGAAACTCCATTGATCCCTGCAATTCCTGGCAAACCTTGTGGTCCAGCTATCCCAGCATAAACCGCAATAGGGTTCCCCCCACTTGGAGGAGATAGCGTTATTTTATTAGCTGGATTTGAAGGAGTGATGGTCAGCGCATTCCCAATCGCTGCTGGAGTCAGAACTATGCTATTCCCAACCGGAGGAGATAATGTGATTTTATTTCCTGAGCTTGAAGCAGGGGTGGTAAGAACTACGCTATTCCCGCTTGGGGTAGTAATTGCAAGCGAGTTCCCTGCCGCTGGAGGGGTAAGGACTATGCTATTCCCACTTGAAGGTGGATTGATAACAGAACTCACGGCAAGGTAATGGATTCAACAACGTCAACAAATCCTTTCAACAAATGCGTGGTAGAGCTACTGTTCTTAGCCAAAATGTCGTAACGATAGCGGTCTGGGGGAATTGAGCCAGAAGAAGTCCCCGACAAACTCACTCCCACATAGCCAGCTAGAGTGGACTTTGAGAGAGTGAAATCCCCTACCGAAGATGTGTTGTAATCTTTCTTGATGGATCCCGTGAGGGTGGTCGTGGACAAGTCCACGGGACTCCCATTCACATTATTGTAGATAAAGCTGAAGGAGAAATCGCTCCCCTGCTCTATCGCATTCTGATCAACAAGATTGAAGATTCCAGCAGCCACACTTTAGAGATAAGTTAGGGCAACGTCAATTCCAGTAGCAGCAGTAAGGCTTGATCCACCAAAACTAGTAGTAATAGCAAATGCTAATCCATTTACAAAGTTTACTCCACTTGGAATAAGAGGGAAAGAAATAGAGGCATTAGCCCTAGCTCTCAAAGAAAACAATGGAGTGGATGTATTTGTTGCAGCGGCATTATCAAAAAAAGAAACATAAGAATCAATTCCATTTGTGTTATTTATTAACACAGTTCCCAGAAGAGCAGGAGATGCTTTTGCTTGAACAAGATTATTTCCAGAAAGAGTGGATGTGGTAAAACTCTTAACGGAAGGAAGTCCGTTTCCAATAGATGGAACCACATTCACGTCAAACGCATTTCCTCCAGCAGTGAGATTCTGGGATCCAAGAGAAAGAGCCTCAAGAATCTTGCAAAGCGTGATGTTCTGCCCATCGGCAGGATTTGAATAAATAGGAGAGAAGGGCGTGGGCATATTATTTTATTCGTTGGGTTCTTCTTCCGAGGTCTCCTCCATAGAGGAAGATCCTTTCTTGTCATCCATAGAAGAAAGCTGTTCCTTGATGGCATCCTTTGCTCCCTTGGGCTTGTCCTTCCCATCCTTCTGATCCCTAGAGAGAATGGGAGTCTTGTCCTGTCCAATCGACAGAAGCATCATCTCGTTTCCCTCAAACTTGAAAGAGGCAATCTCGCTAAACTCCTGCCCTTCCTTCACTCCTTCAGGAGCAGAAAAGCCTTTTGGGATATTGAATAGTACGGCCATAGTGATTGATTCTTTATTAGATAATTTTGATTGCGTCAACAAAAGAAAAGCCCCTCCGGTTTCCCAGAGGGGCTTTCTTGTGAGCAGTTCCTATTAGATGCCGACTCCCGTGCCGACCAAGGTGTTGGTCGAGAGGTAGCTGGCATTAGCAGGGGTGAGCGTGGGCGAAGTAGCCGCGAAGCTCGTGTACTCAGCCGCACTCGTGATGGTCGAGTTGTTGCTATCACCAGACAGGGTGGTGGAGCAAGCAACCTTAGGACCAGTAATATCACCGAAGCAACGGGCGTGGATGATCACGCGACCGAGCCAAGGCTGAAGCGGACGAGTTCCGTTGTTGAACACGGCGAGCCAGCGTCCGATCTTACCGAGCGGGTTATACTGTGGATCACGGATGTTCAGCCAGAAGAACTGACCGCTGTAGTAGTACGGATAATCGTCGAACGGAGCCCCAGGGATGTTGGGGCCGACCTGCTGGACAGCCTCCTCATACACATCGGGGTGGAAGACGTAAGCCGCCTCGTAGGGAGCCTGCTCGTAAGCGAGGTTGGGAACCCAACGATAACCGTTGGTTGCCGCGACCTGCACATACGGATAGACCTGCGTGAACGTGGTGCCTGTGTAGGTATAGCGGGGAACCTCAAAATCAATGAGGTGATAGAACCCACCATAGCTACGATCCACACCGAGGGGAGCAACAAGCTCCGAAGGGGTGGCATAGCGGATGTCGTTACGCAGAGCATCGTCGTTACGGAGGAGGTTACGGCTCGTCTCTGGCGAGGTGATAAGACCAAGAACCGCCGCGCCGTTCTCACGACCAAGCGGGTTGTGTCCAGCACCATCACGGATCAGACCAACGCGAATAACATCAAGGAAATTCTGGTTGAGCTGAATCGTAGGGACGGGAATAGCAGAGCTATTGTTGGAATAGTTGAGCCAGTTGTCTCCAGCAACCGTGCCGATCGAAGACGATCCGGTGGTGTTGTATTCCGTGAAGGAACCAGTCACCATCTTAGGCACAATGCGGAGATACTCAGAACGACGGCGGTTATCCAGAACCGTGCGGGTAAGCTGAGTAAGCTGTTCCACAGTCTTGCCAACCTGACGCTCAATCTCAAAAGAAGTCTTGAGATCGTCCAAGCTGATGCAAGGAGTCTGGTACTGCTGAGTCTGGAGATTCCAAGTGATGTAGCTCTGCCCGAAGGAGAGGTTCGTCGGATTCAGAAGGCTTCCAGCATTAGCACCAGCAACCGTGGAGTTCCACGCATTGCCAGTACCAACGGAATTCCAGTTATTTTCAAACGAGCCCGAAAGGACACGTTCAACGGTAAGCTCACGGAGAGTCGTTCCCATGCCGAGGGGGAACTTGCCAACGCGAGTGAGACGACCCCAAGGGGACTCAACAGAGTACCGCTCTTGGATGTCAATGCTAAACCGTCCGGTCTCCCGTTCAAAGAGATCATTAACGGTAGAGCAAGCAATCGAAGTAGATGTTGCCATAATGATAATTAAATAATTTTTGTTTGGTTTTGGTTTGGACTCTAGGAACTAGAATCCGGTTTTTGAAGAGGCGAAGCCTTCATACGCCTAGATTCTGGTAGCGAACCCAGATACGCTATGGATCGGCAACTAATCCTTTTATAAATTCCCGTCAACTAAAATCGTATTCTTGGTTAGAAACTCCTTCAATCTCTCCAACACATCTGTTGTGATCATAGGAGAAGTGAGTCTAATCACATGGAATCCCATCATAGCCGCCTCGAAATACTTCTCGCTATCCTTCACAAAACCGCCTCCCCTGCAATGCCTTCCTCCCCATGCTCCTCCCTCAATCTCAATCAACGTGCGGGACTCATAATGAACATAATCAGAACGCCATTTCCTAACCGGATGGAATCTGTATTCCATTCCTAGAGACTGCCCCCCTATCGTTGACCAGAGTAAATCAAACTTACTCTCCAGAGATGACGGCTTCCGATCTTGAGAAACCTTTCCCTTTAAGATAGGATTCAATGTATCCTCTGAATTCTGGGGTGTGGGAGTAATGGAAGAAGACGGAGGCGAGGGCACTTTTGATTGCTTGGAATTGCGCTTCTGATGTACCTGCTTGGAATAAGGACGCTTCACGTTGAACTTCTTCTCTTTCTTCATGCAACACTGAGTGTATCTCCTGTGAGTGAATCATAAAATAACATTTTGGGATTTGTTCCTGTGGTTGGATCAGGGTAATCGCTGGGACTTCCGTATGTCCAGTATTCAATTGGAGTTATGGTTACAGAACAAGTAGATCCAGATAAATCTGCGGCAGGATAACCCAAGCCAGCATCCCCAAAACCATAAGCCCACACACTCTGGGATATTGAATAATCATTTCCATTCCAATGAAAGTTTGAAGTGATTGCATTAGGGATCTCATAAGAATTGCTTTTATCAGGCTTAAAAAAAACAATTCCTCCTTCAGAATTAGAAAAAAATCCATTGAAAGAAGAATGATCAATTCTTAATTGAGGTTGATAATAGAAATTATTATTTGAATCATGAAAAACATTTATGCTTAATGAAGTGAGATAAGAAAAGGAATGCTGGATGTTTGGATAAATAATAGACAAGCTAAAATAATCACCAAGGGGATTATTACCTCCATTCACATTGTAATTATGAGTGTTGTCTGCTGATAATAGCGTGTTAATAAAATTGCCTCTATAAACATAAGGAGCGGTATCGCCGCACGCCATTGGATTTAATGGAGGAAGATATATTTTACCATTTAATCCAGTATAGCAAACTTGCCCTGATTCTTCATTTACTCCCCAAGGATCATAAGGTGGAAATAAATAAAGGGCACTGCCATCAACATTTTGATCAGTGTTTGAGCAATCCCCTCCATAATTAAAAGCATTAAGCGATCCTAATTTGTTGTGAATAAATGGATTTACTTGAGTTGCTAAAGCGTTTCCTACAATAACAGGAAATGATCCTGATGCTGTGTAATGAGTAATAGATCCCCCATAATTTGCTGAAACATTGTATGAAAATTGACATTTGTATATTTTTGTCCTTAGCAATATCTTGTATGCTTTGTCTGCCTTGTCCAATTTGTAACTTCCGCAAAAATCATTTGATAATCCGTTATAATAAACCGAAGCCCCATAAGGCCCAGATGGATTTCCATTATCTCCATCTCTAGTAGATCCATCCCATTGCGTTCCATATCGGCACAGCAAGGGATCAATACATTGTGAAAACATAACTATGTAGTAGTGAAGTCTCCATTATTTTGCGCTGACCTAGTATAATAGCACAAGAAATTTACAACATAAGGAGACCCGTTGATACAAACTGAAAGCGGAATCAAAGACAAAGGCTTATTAGAGTTTGTAAAAAAATCTGATAAACTTTTATCAGAAGGTCGAATAGAAAAACTTGTTTCATCTTGATAAGGGGCATTAGCTCCAGTTGCTCCTAATGGAATATATCCACCATCATATGAAGATGTATTTCTTGGAAGCATAATTAGCTAGAAGGATTTCCGGTTACTTTAATCAAAACAAACTCTGTTTCTCTAACCCAAATATTTGATTTCCAATAGCTGATCTTTTGTCCAATAGGAACATAGCTGTTATTATATTGCAAATACTGAGAAGCACTTGGGCTAGTTCCAGCTTGACCATTAAAATATACCTTATCCATTGAACCGCTTGAATTTACTATATCGTAACAAAAAATAGAAGATTCTGAAAGAAATCCTGCCGATCCATCAATCAAACACATTCCATAATCAAAAGAAATAATGTTTCCAGAATAATAAAGATGAATTTCTTGAGGGGAGAATGGATAGAATGCAGACCCCGCAGTAAACCCTGGATGTAATGCGTATGCAGTACCTACAGGAGATCCTGATGGATTCACATTTAGATTATTGCCGCTTGTTGAGTAAATAAACTCAATATACTTTGCAAAATTTGTATGATATGTTCGACCTCTATAAATAGTAGGCTTTACAATAGACACAGGGGCTCCATTGTATGTGAGGGTGCTGGCATTTAGATTTCCAACCAGATTTGGATTTGTGTAATTCCCACTGTAATACTCAGCCCTTGCGGAAGGAAGAGATTGTAGTGTTTTAGTAATCCTAACTGATTTAATATAATCAATTGGATTGATTTCATCTTCAAGAACAATTCCTCCTGAAACAGATGTCCCAGCAATCCCTGTCAATCCACTTGATTTTGTGGCTATAAGTTGCTTCTGGATAATGATTGGGGAATCCAAGTAGGAATCATATTGAAGTCCTGCAAGTATGACTGGACTTGAGTATTTAAGAATGGAGTGTTTGGACTTTGCAGAATCAATCTGTACCACTTCCTCGCTTTCAATCTGTCCACTAGATGCTCCAACAATAGAAGCGTAAAGCGTATCTCCTGCTGCAACAATCGAATCACCAATAGAAAGAGGTCCAAATTCTCCAGCTTTATATCCAGAAAAACTAAAAGGCCCAGTAGAATTCTTATTTGTTTTTTTAGACTTCGCTGAGTCAATTGGAGTTATTTGAGAAGAAACAAGGGAAACAGTTAATTCATCAGCAGAGATGGTTTGATCAACAATTTGTTCAGTTATATTTACACTGCCAAGCAATCCCGGCTCATTTGCTGATCCTGATAAAGTAAACGGGCCTCCAGATACTTTATTTTTTTTCTTTGATTTAGCTCTGTCAATTGGAGTTACTTCTGATGATACAATTGCTTGAGTAAGAGAATCAGCAGCAGTTGTTGGATCAACAATGGATTCAAAAATACTTGTTTGTCCCAATAGCCCAGATTCATTTGAAAACCCTATAAGCTGTGTGGGGCCAGAAGAAGTTGTGGTAGTCTTCTTTGACTTTGCAGAATCAATGGGGGTTACTTCTGATGATATAATTAATTGAGTTAAGGAATCTGGAGAAGTTCCTTTTTCAACAATAAATTCAGAAATCTTAACTTCCCCGAGCAAACCTTTCTCATATTTCTCTCCAGAAAGAGTGAAGGGGCCAAAAGAAATCTCTGTTCTTTTCTTGCTCTTTGCAGAATCGATAGGAGTTACCTCAGAAGATATTACGGCAGAAAGAGAGCTAAATGATAATGCATCGGCAGAAGATCCATATCCAACAATATACTCATTGACGCTGGATTGGCCTAAAAGACCTGGCTTGTTTGAAAACCCGTCAAGCTCTGTTGGGCCTGTGGAAATAATTGTAGTCTTCTTGCTTTTTGCAGAGTCAATCGGCTCTACATTAGAAGAGATCACTGTATTTGATAAACTGTCAGCAGGGGATCCAGAAACAACAATAGATTCAGCTAAGGTTGTGGCTCCAAGAAGCCCAGATTTATTTTCTGCTCCAAATAAAGATAATGGGCCAGTAGAAACAACAGTAGTCTTCTTGCTTTTTGCAGAGTCGATCGGCTCTACATTAGACGATATGACTGATGTAGTTAATGAATCTGGAGAAGTTCCTGCTGCAACAATTGACTCTGTTAAAGAAGTGTTTCCCAGCAACCCTGATTTGCTTTCTCCTCCAGAAAGAGAGAAAGGGCCAGTAGAAACAACAGTAGTCTTCTTTGACTTTACTGCGTCAATGGGAACAACCTGAGAAGAAACAACGGTTGAATTAAGCGTGTCGGCTGAAGTTCCTGCCGGAACGGTTGTCTCAGAACTTGTCTTAACACCAAGGAGTCCTGCGGAGTTTTCCTGCCCTCCAAGCAAAGGCCCAGGAATGGACTCATAAACCACCTCCACCTGCACATGGCGAGAGCGAAGCGGATTATCATCAGGAAGCTTGCGCATCCTCTGGCTTGCCACAATAGCCGTTCCTCCAAACACAGGGTCAGCAGAGCCGTTGCTTACGACTGCATACTGAGAGCGAGGAACAATGTAGGTGCGGCTATAGATAGGATAGCCTGTTGCGTTCTGGCTGTAATCCACTCCATAGTTCCAAGGATTCTGCGAGGCGAGAGTGCGGTCATTTGCCCAGTAGCGATAGGCATACTCTCCGTCTTCCGTAGGACGCTCTGCGACGAGATAGAGATTGGAAGGCCACTTGTTTGCGTCCCTTCCTTGATACACGGCAGTCCCATCCAACGGGAGAGGCTTGTAGTTGCCCTTCTCAACGCTGACTTTCTCTACAAGGATGATGTGCCCAGATTTCGTGTAGAAATCCGGTACGTTGGGTGTAGGATACTGAGGCACTCCCACCTCAAGGGGAGGGTGCGGGAAGGGAGGCTGTTTAGGCTGTTTGGATGTTGCCATTATTTTTCTTGGACTTGTTGACGGAAAGCAGGAAGCCCCATTTTGATTGTTTCAACAAACCCGTCTGGAGATCTTTTAATTACATTACCATCCTCGTCTCTGTCAAGATACTGAGCAAACTCTTGAACAAATCCTGGGATGTTTGATTTGGCAATCTCGCCAGCATTCACATCCATTCTACTGAAGTCCGTGTATTTGCCAAAGTCTTTTTCAAAATGAGTGAATGGAAGCTCATTGATGAGACCAAGCTCTGCCGCCGCAATTCCTTTTCGGAGTGTTTCCAGCTTTTCTCCGGTCTCCATAGTCTCATCTGCATTATCATCCCAGTAGTCTCTTACCGTGGCTCCAATTCGGAGTGCTAGGAAGGCAGGGTGATCTAAAAATGTTTTTTCAATGTCTTGACCAGCCACCTTCATCGCATCGTTCTTGGGCTTGTCATCATCTTTCTGCTGTCCTTTCACATAGAAACCACCAAACACTTCTGGCATTGCCCATCCAAGAGCCATCAAGAAAAGACCAACAGATCCATTTTTCATCTGACGCATAATCACATCAGCTTCTTCTGGCGTGATTTTCTCAAGACCATTTCTTGCCGCTTTAATAATCTTTGCAGATCCCGTAATAGTTCCAAACTGATACTCAAGAGCTTGAAGGAAGAAATTTGTAGGAACCTTCACGATAGGTAGGAATTCGTCTGCAATATATCCAACTGACCTAACGCTTGGATCTTTACTCTTTTTTAAGAATGAATTGATTGCATTATATGACTTAACAATAGCATTATCCTGCTTGAAGATGCTCCTCTGTGCATATTTGTATGCCGCTAACTCTGCTTGGCGTTGAACAGATGGATCTTCAATATCAAGCCCATGATCGGATGCGAATTCAAAATACCGACGAAGACCAAGCTCGTAGTTTGCCCTGAAGGTTGGGTTCTTTACAGCGGCGTGAATGTTGCCAGGAAATCCCAAGATGCCAGCAGGTATGTAGCTAGGCTTATCAAACAATGCCTCAATCTCTGAAGGCTTGCCTTGAGCAACGTTCTTGAACTCCCTCGCTCCCTTGAGGAATCCCTTCACATAGGCATCGATGTCTTTGCGTCCTGCCCTTCCCTCAATTGCTGACTTCTCTGCAATGATATTGAGGACTGGAAGTTTGCCAATAACGGTTCCAACAGCAACATCAAGAGGTTTGTAGACGGCAACTTCAGCAGTAGCGGAAGCCAGCTTAACTAAAGTTTTTAGATATGATAGAACAGCCGCCCTCTTCCATGCAGTAATAGTCCTAGCTACTCGTTCTGGCGTGGACGCATTCTTCCATTGATCCTCACGCAACCTTGCTTCCCACTCTAGCTTTGCTCTAGCCGCTTCTGCGGCGGCTTTCTGAGCTTCTTGATCCTCCGGTTCATAGGGAGTGCGAGTCTTGGGAGCAAAGTCTTTTTCGTCAATCCTGCGGAGGTACTCATCCCTCTGCTTGAGCTTCCGGTTGGTATAGGCATCAACAGCCATCTTTGCTCTAGCTGCCATATACCAATCCTCAGACTTCATCTGCTCAGAAATAGCTTTAAGCTCTTCAGAAAGTCTTGTGATGTCAGGATTATTCCAATCAATAGGCTTGGATTTTCCTTTTATGGTCTTCTCTTGAAGTTGCTTTTGCTTGTTTTTAATCTGCCTCTCAAGAGAGGAAATTTTCTTTTCCTCTGCCGTCTTGGGCAGAGGCTTTGCCGCCTCTTGATATTCTTTGATTTGTTTATTTACAGAATCAATTTCATTCTGAACTTCCTGCTGTTCTTTATTTAGAACCAATTGCTTTTGCCTAGAAGCAGATTTCTTCTCATTCTGAATTTCGGCAAGTCGCTTCTCCCTAGACTCTAGCTTGTTTTTTAGGGAGTTAAGTAATTTTTCGTCTTCTGTCTTCTTGGGTTTTAATGCGTCTCTTTGCTTTTCAAGATCAGCAATCTCATCTTTTAATGCAGAAATAGTAGCGGATTCTGGCCCGTATTCAGCAATATCCTTCTTGGTTGGCTTTTCTCCAGCAAGAACCCTTTTTAAGAAATCAATCCTCTTGGAATACTTGATTTGCTTTTGCTCCTCCTGACGGATAGAGTCAGCTTCCTTAATGGCATTGATTTCAGATCGAAGAGTTTCAAGCTCTGCTTTATGCCTCTCAATCTTTTCGCTGGTAATCTTTTCGCCCTTTTCTGACTCAGGTAGGATTCCTCTTTGCAAATCACGAAGCTCCTGCTCCTTCTTTGCAATCAAGTTTTCGTAAGCCCTTTCGGAAGCGGCAACTTTCTGTTCGTAAGTTGGCTCTTGCTTTTGCTTCTTCCCGTAAATGATCTCGTATTGAGTCTCAAGGGACTGCAAATCCCTTTGCATCTGCTTAATGTCTTCTGGGTATTCCGTTTCTCTTGATGCTCCAGATTTGCGTACTCCCGTGACAATCGCTTGCTTGAGATCCTCAATTCTATTCTTGATCCTTGTCCTAACTCCATCAAGATTTCCCTTCAATTGAGACTCTGGATCTTTAGTAACAAGATTAAACTTTTTAACAAGAACCCTATACTGTTCTGCGGCTCTGCGAGTCTGTGCATTCATTTCCCTACGAGAAGCACTTCTTGGGGCAACTCTTGGTGTGCCTGTAGCTGATCCAGTTGCAAATCTTATCTTTCCAGTCTGCAACAAATATCCCTTAATCTCAGAAACAATCTTTCGATTTGCTTTCTCTGAAAGTTGCCTGTATTTGCCAATCCTTGATATGGCATCTTGCGTATCCTTAAAAGACCAATTATCGCCCATCACGGATTTAACAATCTCATGGACTTCATTTACGGATCCTTTCCTGTCAATTGTCTTTTCTGTTTTTCCAGAAGCAAGTTGTTTTTGAACAACAGCGTCAAGCAATTTAAGAATATGAGAGCCTAGATGTTCTGTGTCTTCTTTTTTTGAAGCAACAACAGCTTTGTATTTTTCAATCTTCTGATCAGGAGTTAGTTCTTCTTTTGGAGATTTCTTAACCCTAGAAGCAGATTTCTTTACAGCCTCATCTGCTTTTCTCTCGCCCTTCTTGGATTGTTTTTCTTTTGCCTTATCCTCCGCATCAAGAGTATTCTTAATGTTTTTATAGTCTTCCTCTATTTGGATTTCTTCTTTTTCAGTCAATCCCTTGCCTCCTCTTGCGGCTCTAGCCTTTGATTTCATTGCCGCCAAAGAAAAGTCAGACCTAAACAAAGCCTTGGAGAAGTTAAGACCCCTTGCCGTCTCGGACTTTGCTCCGACAATGATCCTATCCAAGTCATCGTGATTCTCTTGAAAGACACGATTCTCTTGCATCTTTGCCGCAAGTTCCGTTTCAGAAAGTTTTCCGCTATTGATAAGCTCATTGTTCTTATCAATTTGATTCCTTGTCTCAATCATGTTTTGAGCAAGGGCGGCAAGCTCCACATCATTAACAGACTTATTACTGTCTTTAAGAGACCTTAAAAGCTCGCTGGCATATTGAGGGTTTTCTTGAATCCTATTTGCCGCTTCATCGTGAGCCGCTCCCCATGTCCTCCTGAGAGTGCTAGTTATGGGAGGTAGTCCCATTGCTTCCCTTTGCTTGTCAATCCTCTCGTTGCTGATTCCAATAATAGAATCCTCTTTAGTAGGAGGCTCCATGCCAATTCTCTCGACAGCCCTTACAATGGGAATGGATGGGTCTTTGGAATGTATCTCAAACGCATCATGGGCTTTGTCGTAGATGTTCTTTAGTTCAGCTTCTCCTTCTGGGCCATCAAAAGTTCCCTCGTCAAATCCAGCGGTGTATTCCTGCTTAAACTTTTCAAAGTCATTTGCGTCATTACGATCAAACGGAGTTGGAGAATCTCTCAACAACTTAGCCGCTTCAATCACTCTTTTCTTGTCAAACTCTGTTTTAGCCGCCGCTCCACCAAGCTCCCTTGGCTTTGCTTCTTCTTGCTTTGGCTCATTCTCAATATCCAAGGCAAGATCAGTAGAGTGCATCACAGGCTGTCCTGAGAAGTTTCCCCAGTATTGTCCGTTTTCCCTTGCGATCTTTTCTGCGTCTTCCCTGGATATGAACTCGCCCTTATCAGTTACAAAACCATAGTCTCCGGTATTCCTTTCACTTGCGTTCTTGGTTACTTCCTCTTCTGGCTTTGCCTTTCCTTCAGCGGTCTCGTGATCTACGCCAATATGAACAATCCCAGTATTGGGATCACGATATGCCGCCGCATAAATCCTATTGCCTTCTATTTTTTCTTGGCCTTCCGCTGTTGGTTCAAAGCTATGGCTATAGCCTGCTTCTGTGGCTTGCCATGCTTCATTTCCTTTCGGATATTCTCCGATACCGTCTTCTTTGATTTCCCCTGTTTTAGTGGCATTTTCTTTTTCTATGGTTGTGTCAGGTTTGATCTGACTGGCTACATCTGCTGTTTCTGGAAGTCCAGCATCAGCTATTTCTTTTTTACCCGCCTCATTCTTTGCCTTTTGCTCTTCAACTTTTCCTCCAAGCACAAGGCCCATCAATCCAGATTCTAGTGCTGATTCTTTAGTAATTGGCTTTGGAGCTTCATCAGTAATTCCAGCGGCT